TAAAAATATAAAGACTAATAATAATTAATTGACCGTCACCCATAAGTCTCTAAAATAGAAATCAACCTTTGTTAAACTACCCTCAGGAATATCCTTACTTGTGTGGGCCCATTCTGCACAGAAGATTGATATGGTTGGGGAGTTTAGTACTCCCTTAACTCCACACATTCTGGAGAATGAACTCATTGCAAAGTCATAACGAGACTTAATGTGCGGTTCCATTCCCGTCGTACTTATCTGATTCATAATAAACGTTCTCCCCTTTGTAAAATCCAAACAGTACTGTAGTGATTACAAAGGGGATTGATATCCAAAGTAATACGTGTGATAAAGTCATTTAAATTTTATTCAACATGAACAACACCAGTCATACCTGCGCCTTTATGGGGACCACAGAAGAACTCATAGTCTCCTGGATCAGCAAATACAACATCCTGTGTTTCTCCAGGAGCAAACAATAGTGCTTCTCTGGAAAGATCTGCACGACCTTCTACAATAATATTGTGAGGAGGTAGTGCTTCATTAATAAAGTGAACTGTGTCACCAGCAGAGATTGTAATCTCATTCGGTTCAAATACTAGGTTGCCACCAGCACCCATTGATACATCTACTGCCCAAGCAGGAAGTGCAAAAAATAACGTGGCAATTAATGTAAAAATAGATTTCATATTAGTTTATTCAACTACATTATCTATTATAGTGGTATTCTTTAAAAGTGGTGGTTTGTTATGAGATCCTTACTTAAAACTTTCTAGGTATTCTTTCTCAGTTTGATAGGGATGAACCTTACCTGTCTTCAGTTCCCATGCATACTGAAGATCCTGGATCAACCATTGATCCACACGATAACAGTATTCCCAATTGACAGGTTGGACACAATTCACGATCACTACCTGATAGAAGGCTATAGCATAATTAAAGATAGTATACATTACATCTTGTAATTGTCGTCAGATTTGGGTGGTGCCTGAGTCAGCTGAACAGGAGTTTGTTCAATACGGATTGTTTGTGTAGGTGCGGTTTGGGCTGCTTTTTCAATTAATCTTTCCATATCTGTTTTACTGATTCCACCACCATTACTACTACCACCTTCTCCTGCTTTCTTTGCTGCCTGGACACCAAAAGTAGCTAAAACTCCGGTGAAGACGCTGGCTATAAAAGTCGGATCTAGTTTCTGCTCTGGTATACCGAGTGCAGGTGGAAGTTTGATGTATGCCAACGTGAGGATTCCACCAGACCATACAAGGATACCAAGACGGACAAAAGTAGACAGAATTGCAAGTTGTTCTTCCTTATCATCTGTTGCTTCTTTTAATTTACCGAGAATGTTTTTCTTTTTAGGTTCTTCCTTCTTAATCTCTTCTGACATTTTAGTAAGGCAGTTAAAATTATTTATGAAAAAGGGCCCCCCTATCGAGACCCTGAACCTTGGTATACTGGTGTCATCATTCCACCATCTGGAGGACCATCGTCTTCATCTTCAGTAGTTAATGCTAGAAAGATAAAGTATAGAGTGATAATAAACACCAATGTTTGAAATAGTGTCCAGTCATAATTCATGAATCTTGAGCAGAGGTTTCTTTAAGTACTACAATTACTGGAACTAATACCAATAGTGCTGCTACTAAAAACCCCATCAAAAAATTCCAGGAATTAGCTGCCCTGTTGTTGCGTATGCACCGATGGCTGCGATGATACCCAACATTGCTGCCCAACCATTAATACGTTCTGCTCTTTCGTTCATTTGTTTTCTCCTGTGTATTGTTGTAAATAATGACTCTACCATTCTCATGTGTGAATACTAATTCGTCATCATGTGCCCAACAGAGTTCTTCATAAAGGGCATTTAGTCTCTCCATATCTTCATAGAGAGCATTGTGATTCGACATAATCAAAAGAGATCTTCTTCTTTTTCAGTCTCGACTACACAGTCTGAGGTAGGATATGAGACACATAGAAGTGCAAATCCTTCTTCAATTTGATCATCATCCAAGAATGATTGATCACTTTGATCAACTGTACCACTTACAAGCTTGCCACAACAAGATGAACATGCACCTGCTCGACAAGAATATGGAAGATCGATACCTTGTTCCTCGGCAACATCTAGAATATACTGATCACTATCACATTCGATAGTTTGTTCAGATCCGTCCGAAGATCGAAGAGTAACACTGAATGTCATTAGTAAGTCTCTGATAATTTTTCTACTGAGTAAGCCAACAAAACAAAGAAGGCTACACTAGTTATAGTAAAGAAAAATTGTGTCATTGTCAAGTACTCCCTTTTACATGAATATGTGATGATATCACCATCTATCAGATACCGAAGGCACCGAAGAAGAAGAGACTACCAGTTGTTGCATAAGAAATAATACCGGCAACGAAACCCATCATGGCAAAACGACCATTCATTTTCTCTGCACGTTCTGCATAACTCTCATAACCATAACGTTCTGCGTCTGTCTCCGAGATATACATTCTAGGTTCTGTAGCGTACATGTTTGTACGTCCACCGTCTTCAGTTGTTACAGTCATGTTACACTCCGTAATGTTTCTTTACATATTATATAGTAAATCTAAAGACCTGTCAAGTTTTGTGAAGTTACTTGGGAGTGTACTTACATCTCTCAGGGTTTTTCTTACACCACTGATACACATATGCATCAGGATCATTACTCATCTCATAGTGAGCATGATTGTGTAATACACTTATCAATATCAGTATCCCTAACAAGGAGACTGATACTTGAGCTGCAGGATTTGTAACTATGGTTAGTATATATTTTTTCATTCTACATCAGTAGGGGGATTTGGCCATCCAGGAGGACACATAGGTACACTGTAAGGTTCACTCATAATAGACTGAACTATTTTTTCATCAATCTCTACAGGGTTTATAAAATCACTATCTCTCCATATAGATGGCATATCTACAAGTACTTTGCCTGTAGTATCAGAGGGTGTAATACTTCTGATACAAAGAGCGGGTGGAGTATATTCCATAAAAAAAGGGATGCCGTCGCATCCCCAGTATAACATCTAGATGTTTATGTGTCTATATTGAATATCAGAAGCTGTACTTCAGGCCCAACTTGGTGCCGTAACCACGGTCAATGTCACTATCACCTGAACCGACGAAGGAAACTTCACCATATGCACCCAGTGCATCAGTCAATGCAAGACCGAAACCTGCCTTACCAGAAGGAACAGTATCACTCTCAGCACCATCAGGAGAGACTACAGTAGCTCCACCTTCAACGAAGTAGGAAGCAGACTCACTAAGTTCACCTTCATAACCTACGTGAAGTTCTGTAGCAGTTCCACCATAATCAGATCCCGTCCAACCAGAATTAGCTTCGACGTTGACATAGGGTCCGGCTAGGGCGGCACCAGCGGACATGGACAGAGCAGCGGTTGCTGTGAATACAGATTTGAACATTTTTGTTTTACCTTTTTTGTCTCGTAGAGATTAACCTACGGATGTTAAGAGACTCGACATGTCTCCGATTTTATCATATAAAACCTTGCTCAAGTTTGCGGAGATTGGTTTTATTACTTAGTGTTAAGATAACCCCTAACACCAGTATATTTATAATGTACCATAAGCTTATGGTCTTGTCAACCCTTTTGTTGTGTTGGATCAGATACCCGACCCAGATAGGGATCAAACTCCATCAGTTCATTGATGGACATCTGTGCTCCCTTCTGACTCCAGAAATTCATCTGGGCTTGATAGTTTCCTTTGTGGAATGCATCAACATGGTCAGGGTGAATACTTGATCCTAGTTCCGTCTTATACAGCAGGAGTGGGAGGGCATAGGTGTTACCTGAGTTATACACCAGGTCATCGGCAACTGGACGTGGTCTGACACCATTATCCAGTTTGTACTTATCACCTCTACAGTGAAGACGAATTAACTTCTCAGCATGATGACGTGTGATCAAATAACATGCAGTAGAGAACTCATTCACAAACCTCTTGTGAACTTTGATATGAATATCTCCTGTACATATAATTGCAATTTGACACACATCCCAGTCATAAGGAATCTTGGCATAGAAGTCTTGCCAAGTAAAGTTCCAGAATCTTACCAAATCAAGTTCACAATCATCCTCCATCATGATTGCATAGGGTTCACCCGAATCATAAAATTGTTTGATTGCTTTCAAGTGAGATGTAGTACAACCAATCTCACCAGAACTCATCATGTCTGGATAACGACCCTTAAGAATCTCACTCAGGTCATCATCTCTACCATCATATGCTGAGACTCTAGTGTAGTTTTCAATCTCCCAATACTTAAATTGGTTCTCCATGTATTCCCATCTTTCAGGTTGATCATCGAGATTGATACAATAGATTGGGCCAATATTTTTGAGTTTGAATACTGCCTTATTTTTGTCCATCAATTCTCACCTTATAATAATCCTGACTAGTGATATATTCCTTTAGAGTTTCTTTGTCCATCCTCTGAATCTTCTCCCACTCAACATTATTTGAATGCATAAATGGGTTACTGAACCATGAGTTTGGAGTTCTAGAATGTTCTAAGTGATAGATTACATCATTGATTCTAGAAACACTGTATCCCAGTGTAGTGTATCTATAATGTCTTTCAACATCCTCTGGGGAATATGCAACAAAGTTTTCATTCTCTAACCCACCTTCAATATAGACATCTCTATTGAAGAACTGAACAAATCCATACTTTGCATCATAGACTTTTAATACATCTTTGAATGCAGAGAAATCAAACTCATTCACAAGAAAGTTAGTAACAACTTGATCATCTCCAAATACTTGGAGTTGGAAGTTTCCACTACCATAGGGATAAACAACATCAGATGATCCGGTTACAATCCTATCATATGCTTGCATGTAAGAAGCAATAGGAAGGATAATATCACAATCATAATTCACAACCACCGATGTGGTGGACATCATAATCATATCATTCAGAACCTTCTGTCTATGAAAAGAAGTTAAGTCTGACTGTTCAAACACATGAGTTAGGTCACTAATGTCCTCACAAAAATCTTTGATCTGTGGGAGTGCCTTCTCATGAAACACAGAGGTCTTATCAACCTCTTTGATAATTATATTAGTATCAAAATTAGACAACAAAAAACAGACTGAGGTAATTACATTCCTCAATCTGTCATCAGATTCTATTCTGATTGGGATGATAAAGGTCGCCCTTGTTAAATCAAACTTCTTCATCTGGATACTTTCTTGTTTCTAAATGTTTGTCAATAACATAATTAAGTTCTTCGGTATTAACTAACCAAGGACCTTCAGGATGTTCTACCCTCGCATTATATTTAACAGTCGAAGAACTAATACGATTATCATGTTCTCTATTTGATGTTAAATGTTCTTCAATAATATATGGCATACCATGA